AAAAAACTCGGCGGCAGTTCCAGACTTTTTCGGGGTGAGTTTTTATGCGCGCTGGGGGTGTTGTGCGTGCGGGTGTGGTGTGCTGGTGTTCGGCTATTTATGCAGGCTGGGCGTGGAATGCTCTGTGTGGGCTTCTGCGGGGTGTTTGGGTGTGCGCCTGTGTCTGTGTCTGGTTTGGGTGTGGGAGGCTGTTAGAGGGGTTACTAACTCGTGTTAGTTTTGGTGTTAGCTGTCGAGTGTCCGTGTGGTGTGCTGGGTGTGGGGTGGTCGCCGCCTGCGGGCGGCTCTCGTGGGGGCTGAGGATTGTCTTGGGGTGGCGTGAGCGTAGGATGCTCTGTAAGCGTTTCTGGCGGGCTTTCATGGGTGGGGTGGCATGTGTGGGCAGGTTTGGGCTGAAAGTGTCTCAGGTCGCCTCCTAGACCCCTTAGCGAAGGTGTGAGGGGTTAGAGGCTTGTGTGGGGTGTGGGTTTTGCGCCCGGGCGGGGGCCGGGCTGGGATGGTTAAGGAAGAGAGAAGAGAAGAGAGAAAGGAGAGAGAAGAGAGAAAGAAAGAAAGTAACATAAAGAAAGAAAGAGAGAAGAGAGAGCAAAGAGAGAAGAGAAGAGAGAAGCCTTAGCTTCTCTCTAGTTCTATACTTAGTTCTAATATAGAACTCTAAGTGTTATATATATATATTCTAAGTTCTAATGTTAGTTCTAGTACTAAGTTCTAACTCTAAGTGTTAGTGCTAGATGTTAGTTCTAGTTCTAAACTCTAGTTCTAAATGTTAGTATTTATACTCTTAGTGTTATGTTTATACTTAGCACTAGTGTTAGTTCTAGTTCTAAATTCTAGTTCTAAGTGTTAGTGTTATTAACATTGGTTTTAGTTTTAGTCAAGGGGACTAAAGTCCCCACTTTTAGTGTTAGCGTTTAGGTTCTAATACTAATTTAGTGACCTTGGTCACAAAACCCTATTTTAGGTACTTACTCAAATCCTAACTTATTAGTAGAGGGATAAAAACTTAGAACTCTAGTTAAACACTAGGTTCTAAACATAGAAATAAAACTAAATATAAATATTTATGATTAACATTAAAAGTTAGAATTAAACTTAGAATATATTATTAAATAATTATTATTATTATTTTCTTTGTTACTTTCTTTTAAAGTCCGGCTCTAGGTTGTTCGCAAGCGAAACCAACACCTTCGGTGTTTGGTTTCTAAGCTCACAACCACTTCTTCCTTTGGCCATTTTTAGTTTCGCAATAGCGCGCGAAATGCGCACGATTCCGCTTCGCGGGTGCGTGAATCATGTTCGCGAACCTATATGGTGTTGGGTTTTTGTTTTTAATAATTCTTGCGTTCGGGTTAAATAATATGCTTCCATTTCCTGCGTGGTATGGTTGTTCAATCACACTGCTGCTAGAGAGTGTGGACTTTACCGGGCGCGTAAAAATGTCCCGTAGGAGGGTTGATTGAGACTGCAACCGTGGTGTTGCGCGGGGGAACGGCTTATTCCTTTCCCTGTTTTCTCGATTCTCTCCGGCCACGTGGCGCTGCGTTTTGTTGCTGGGCGTAGCGCCACAGGTAGGGTGTGGCCGTCAGCGGCGCTGCTGGCCCTCCTGCGGGCCTCAAACAACAGGAGCGTGTGTTTATGCCTTGGGAGACTAGTAATCGCCGTGAGCGGCTTCCTGCAGACTGGCAGGCCCGTAGACGCTTCGTCTTGGAACGCTGCGGCCACAGGTGCGAGTGGATGATCTCGCGCGGCGAACGGTGCCCCGACAGGGCTACGGATGTGGATCATATTAAGCCGGGCGACGATCACTCGTTCCGCAACCTACGCGGGTTGTGTAGTAAGCATCACGCTAGGAAGAGTTCTAGTGAGGGCTGGTGGGCTAGACACCGGCTCATTGAAGAAAGTAAACGAAAGTTTCAGCGGCAGGAAACACATCCTGCATATTTAAACGCTGATGGCTCCAAGAGAGGGGGGATGTTGAATGTCGAAAATTCCGATGCGAACAAGTCAGCTCGTAGACGACAGGCCGAGCCGCGTAGACCGCGCGTCTCATGGCGTAGCCCGACCGACCAAACCACACGCCCCCCGCAAACAGTGGCACAAAGCCGTTAAAGACCTTTTCAACTCGTTCGCTGAAAGCGGTCAGGTGGACTTCTGGCAAGAATCAGACTGGGCACTAGCCTATCTCGCGTGTGATGACCTGAGCGACTACAAGAGGCAGCACGAAGAACATATCCGGTCTCGTAAGCTGAATGAAGCGTGGATACGAGATGCGTCATGGCTAACGCCGGAGGAGAGGCGGGAGCAGGGGTTGCCGATGGTTGAGCCTCCCGTGACTCGTGACGTGGGGGCTATGAAGCTGCAATTGGCTCATGATATTTTGGCTCGCTTGTTGGTGTCTGAGGCTGATCGGCGTAGGGTTCATATTGAGTTGGATTCTGAAGTTGACAATGGGGAAGAGTTTGATGCTAAGATTAGGGTGTTGGACGATTACCGGAAGCGTTTGGCGACTGGCTGAAACTTCATTGTTGATTTTATGAGGGGGGGTTGCGTATTGTGGCTGTAACTGTTTATACTATTCCTAATTGCACTGGTTGCACTGCGACTAAGCGATGGTTGGATAAGCGTGGTGTTGGGTATGAGGTTGTTGATTTGGCGGCTGATAGCGTGAGCCGCGAGCGCTTGACTGGTTTGGGTTTTACTTCGGCTCCTGTGGTTGAGGTTGATGAGCCTGCCGGTCAGGAGCGTTGGTCTGGTTTCCGCCCGGATTTGCTTAAAGTGTTCTTTAAGTAGTACACTGGTGGTTGTTGGCTCACATGATGGAATTGGTAGACATGGCAGACTCAAAATCTGCTGGCCTTGTGGCTGTGAGGGTTCGACTCCCTCTGTGAGTACAGGGTGTTCCCCGCCCGGGTTTAGGGGACACTGCCAGCCTACCTCCCGTTGCCTTTTGGTGGCGGGAGAGCGGGCTGGGTTTAAAGTGTGGTGAACGCGCCCCGTTGGGGGTGGCTGTTGCCAAGTCCCCCACTTCAGTCTGCAAGATGGGTGTTGTGGGGGAAGGGCGGCACGTGTTGTTTCATGTGTGTGGTTGGTGTCGCCGTTTTGTGGGGGCTGCGCCTCTTGGCGCGGCTGGTGTGATAATTTAATATTGGCTAGGGCCGATGCTTTCCCGATGGTAAGGGATAGTGTTCTGGTTCTGGCGAAGATAGCAAACGCTCTCTGTGAGAACGCCCTACGTGGTTGGTGTTTAGGGATGGACTGGTTTTAGTGAGGTTCGTCTGGTTTGGATTCTCGCACGCGGTAGCATGGCGCGCCTACACGGCGCCCATGCTACCGTTTCTTTAACCCATTTTAATGTTTCTTTAGACGTTTAGGGGGTGTCTATGGGGGAAAGGAAAACATTAAAACAGCTCATGGACACTGACGACAATGAGCTAACAGATGAAGAACTCCAAGTCAAGTACGCGCCTGTCCATTACGGCCCCGTGTGGGAACGTGATGAAGATGGGCGCTTCGTCCTACCCGAGCACACTTTGGGCTGGCGTATTGTTGAGTGGTGTACGTGGTATTTGAATCCGCTTGATCCAAGTCAGGAAGCGTTCACGTTCACGTTGGAGCAGCTGCGGTTCGTGTTGTGGTGGTATGCGATTGACGAGAATGGTAAGTTCTTGTATCCGTCTCGCGGCATGTTGCAGCGGATTAAGGGTTGGGGGAAGGATCCTCTGCTCGCCGTGTTGTGTCTTGTGGAGGCGTTTGGGCCTAGCGTGTTTAATGGGTGGGATAAGGACGGTGAGCCTTTAGCTATTCGCCGTCGTAACGCTCGCGTCCAGCTTGCCGCCGTTGAGTATAGCCAGACTGATAACACGTTTGAGATGATTCGTGTTCTTGTGAGTGATGAGTTGTCTCGTGATTGTGGTCTTGAGGTTATGATGAATGACGTTTGGGGGTTTCTTCGGACGTGTCGTATTCAGCGCATTTCTAGTGCTCCGCGTGGTAAGGAAGGTAATCGTCCTACGTTCTTGTTGTATAACGAGACTCAGCACTGGCTTCCGGCTAATGGCGGTCAGCGGTTGAAAACGGTCTTGGGTGGTAACTTGTCTAAGACTCGTGGCCGGTATCTTGCGATTACTAACGCTTATAGTCCGGGGGAGAATAGTGTTGCTGAGGGCGATCATGCTGCGGCTATGGATGCGTTGGAGGGCCGCGCTAAGGCTAACAGTATCCTGTATGACAGTCTTGAGGCTCCAGCTCATGCTCCGATGAATGAGCGCGTGTTCAACATCGTGTATGACATGGTTCGTGGCGATAGTGTGTGGTGTGATTGGGAGTCTGCTTGGAATGAGGCTTGTGATCCTGAGCGTTCTATTAGCGAGTCGCGGCGCATGTTTTATAATCAAGTGTGGATGGCTGAAGGCCGGTTGTATTCTCCTGAAGATTGGAAGCGTATTGAATCTAAGGGCGACTTGGAGCCGGGCGACACGATCTGTCTCGGCTTTGATGGTGGTAAGAGTGATGACGCTACGGCTTTGATGGCTATTCGCGTGTCTGACGGCCTTTCGGTTCCCTTATTGTTGGAGGAGCGTCCCGCTGACTGGGAGGGCCACTGGGAAGTTAACCGTGAGGTCGTTGAGTCTGCTGTCCATAAGGCTTTTCGTGATTATAACGTGGTTGCGTTTTATGCTGACGTTGCGTTGTGGGAGTCGTACATTCATGAGTGGGGTTTGGCTTATGGGCCGTCGATGGTGGTTCACGCTCCTAACGGGCCTATTGCTTTTGATATGCGTGGTTCTCAGCGTCGTGTGGTGAAGCTGCATGAACAGTTTATGTCTGCGATTTTGAATGGCAGGCTTTTGGCTGGGGGTTCTCGTGCGGCTCAGGCTTCGTTGCGTCGTCATTTTATGAATGTTGCGCGTAAGGACACGTCGTATGGCGTGTCGTTCACGAAGGATAATCGTGACCATAAACTGAAGGTTGACTTGTATGCGGCTTGGATGCTCGCGTATGGGGCTTTGATGGATTACCGAGAAGAAGAGTCGTTTAGGGCGGCTAAGGTTGAGCCTGTTCGTGGCGGCTTCTTCCGTAGCTAGATTCGCTAGGAGTGTGATGGTTTTTGTTTAGTGTTTATAATTCTATGACGGCTGGCGAACTGGCTGAGGAATGTTATTCGATTATTACTCGTGATCGTAGTCGCGTGTTGGATAAGGTTGACCGTTATCTTCATGGAGATTTTGATGATCCATATTCAGCTAAGAACATGGAGCCGGAACATATCGCGTTGATGAAGAAAGCTAAGCAACCGTGGTGCGCTATCCCGGTGAAGGCCGCTAATCAAGCGTTGCAGGTTGACGGTTTCCGTCCCGGTGACGCTGATGGCGGTGAAGAGTCGTTGACTGATATTCCCGAGTGGGATTTCTGGCAGCGCTGCGGGCTTGACGCTAAGCAAGGTATTGTTCATAGCGCGGCTATCGCGTATGGTCATTCTTTCGTGGCTGTAGCTAATAGCGGGGATGGTACGGCGGTTGCTCAGATCCTTAACCCGTTGAATACTACAGCGTTGTATGATGATCCTGTTTCGGATGATAACCCCGTGTTTGTGTTGACTATTATTCGTCCTGAGAAGCAGACTCCGAAGGGCCGTAATATTGCTGGCTATGCTGTCGGTTGGGACAGGTATAACAGGTATGAGTTTACGATGGATTCTGGCGACTTTAATCACGTGTCTAGTACGCCTCACGGCGGTAACGGCCTGTGTCCGGTGACTCGTTTCGTGTCTGACATGGATGCTACTGGGAGGGCTATGGGCGCTGTGGAGCCTATTATCCCGTGGCAGGATTCTTTCAACCAAGCGTTGTTTAACATGTTGTTGGATCAGACGTTTAACGCTCAGCGTGTCTTGTGGGCTACTGGCGTTACCCCGCCTTACCAGAAGGATGCTGAGGGGAACGTGTTAACGGATAATGAGGGTAATCCGTTGTATGCTCCGTTTAAGATTAACGCGGGTGACATTATTGGTGATATGAATCCTGATGCGAAGTTCGGCCAGTTGGCTGGTTCTGACCAGACTGGTTTCGTTGGGACGTTGGACATGTTGATTAAGGACTTTGGGGCGTTGTCTCAGACTCCGCCTGACTTCTTCCTTGGTCAGATGGCTAACCTTTCTGCTGAAGCGTTGGAGGCTTCTGAGAGGACGTTCCGTCGCCGCGTTGACTTGTATGCTCGTAACTTTGGTGAAGCGTGGGAGCGTGTGATTCGCGTCGCTATGGCTATGGAGGGCCGTGAGCCGCGTGAAGGCTGGGAGCGTAATGAGGTGTTGTGGCGTGACCTTGACCGCCGCGCCTTGTCGAAGGTCGCTGACGGTCTGGCTAAGATTGCTGTGGACTTGGATGTTCCTAAGCGCGCGTTGTGGTCGCTTATTCCCGGCGTGTCTCCTACTCAGTTGGATCAGTGGTATCAGATGTATCTGGAAGAGAAGGATGGTGATTTGTTGAATGCGGCGCTTAAATCGTATAGCGAGTACTTCGCTGATGATTCTAATCCTTCTGGTGGGGAGCTGGATTCTCCTGCCACTGTTGTTCCTTCTGGGAATGGTGAGAGTGAGCTTTAATGAGCGACTGGAATATTGACCGGCTGAATAAGGCTTTCGGTGACGCGGTTGCCCGCCTGTCTGGTGAGGTTTCCGCTCAGGCAGCAGCGGCATGGGACACGGCGAAAGATAAACGTGTCCTAGCCGGGCGCTTGCTGTCTAACGGTAATAGTGTGTGGTCTCGTGGGGCTGAATTGGCTATGGCTTATTTCCGTTTGCGTATGGCGTTAGAGTTCGGTTACACGGTTCCTAGCGTGTTTGTTGCTCCTCAGAATCAGCCGAAGTGGTATCAGTTGGGTGATCTTGTTGCTGAGTTTGAGTCTGTGGCGAAGGTTCCGGCTGGCGTGACTATCGTGGGCGCTAAGCATATTGGCGTGTCCTTGTTGAAGGCCGGTGCGGTGAGCTTGCGCGATAAGCGGGCTAGGGACGTGCAGTTGATTACTGAACGTTTTGAGGATGCTTTGGCTTCTGTTGAGGCTGGGGATGAGGATAAGGTTCGTAGCTTGTTTGCTGGGACGATGGAGCATCTTGCGGCTGCCGGGTATAGGCAGTTGATTACTGATGTTGCCCCGCGTTCTGGTAAGTATAGTGGTTGGGCGCGCGTGTCCCGCACTGGTAAGCCGTGTGCGTGGTGTGCAATGTTGATTTCTCGCGGGCCTGTTTATCATAATGAGGCTACCGCTACAACAAGGCGTTCGCGTGGTATCGGTAAAGGTGGTGCCACGTTGAGCGAGGCTGATAATGGGCACCCCCACTGTCAGTGTTATGTCGTTCCAGTTAAGTCACGTGCAGAGTGGCTTGTTGGGGATTTGTTTAGTCAGGGTAGGCAGTTCCAGTCCGAGTGGGTTAAGGGTATGAGCTTGAAGGATTGGCGTAAACAGTACTACCAGACTCGCGCTAAACATTGGAGGGATAAGCTCGCGTAGCGGGGCTTGTTTCTCGTTTCTTTTTTTGGTCAGGCAACCGGGCGTTGCCGGTGGCCCCCGGGTGGGGAAATTGTTAAGGAGAGTGCTCTATGCATGAAGAAAATCAAGTACAGTCCGAAGAAGCGGTTAAGGATACACAGCCCACAGAGAACGCGCCTGAAGCGCCTGTGGAGGCTGCGGATCAGGGAAAGGATGCTGAAGGCCAGGAGCCTCAGCATAGTATCCTAGATGGCGCTTCTGAGGAGATCGTTAACCTTGTTAAAGGGCTGCGTGAGGAGAACGCGCGCCACCGTCAAAGTAACAAGCGGCTTCGCGAAGAGCTCGCTGAAGCTGCTTCGTCTGAGGATCTGGAAGCGATGAAAGCTCGTATCGCTGAGTATGAGGCTCGTGAGGAGTTGCGTGCGGCTCAACGTGAGGCACAGGCTTTGTTCCCGTCTGTGCCTATGGAAGTGGTTGAGTCGTTGTCCGGCGTGACTGCTGACGAGTTGAAGTCTCAGCTTGCGGCTATCGCGAAGGTTGCTGGCTTGGGTGCTGGTAGCGTGCGCGCTTCGGGTGGGGGTATTGCCCCGGCTGAGGATGCGGCTGACGAGGTTGATGTTGACGCGATTTTGGAGAGCATGTCTCGTAGGCGCTGGTAACAGTTACCCGCGTTGTTGTTCTGTTTCCGCTTTAGGTTTGGAGGAAAATTTTTATGCCTATTACAGAAAATGAATTTGTAAAGTTTAGTAAGAAGGCCGCTGACCTGTCTGTCCGTTTGATGGAACGCGAAATGGTCACGTCGAAGGCTTTCACTCGTATTGGTTTCGACGACTTCAAGGGTTCAGTGAATGACACTGCTAACATTGTTGTTCCCGGTATCCTGCCCGCGCACGAGTACGCATTCCGTAACAACCGTGCTACCGAGCTTGAGATCGACACTTACCGAGAGACGAAGATCCCTGTCACGCTGGGTACTCACGTTTATTCGCGTGTCCAGTTGACTGATGAGCAGTTCGAGTTCGACTTGACTAGCCCCGGCTGGCAGTCCCTGTTGCAGACTCAGATGACTGGTATCGCTAACTACCTTGACGCTAAGTGCGCTGCCCAGCTGTCGGCTGGCGAGTACGCTGTCACGCTCGGGGTTAAGAATCCTAATGATATTCTGCGTTCTATTGCTATGGCGCGCCACGTGTTGAACAAGACTCGTGCTCCTATGAAGAATCGCATTCTTCTGGTTGGTACTGACTTCGATGCTGCGTTGCAGATGGATGAGACGTTCAGTCGCGCTACTGGTATTGGTGAGAATGGTGCGGTTTCCGCTATCCGTGAAGCTACCATTGGCCGTATTAAGGGCTTTGATGTTGTTGTGTCTCAGGACATTAAGCCCGGTGAGGCTTACGCTTTGACTGATGGCGCGTTCGTCATGGCTCAGGCCGCTCCCCGCCGCCCCGATGACGTGGGTGCTGCTGGCACTGCCGCGTTGGATGGTTTCGCGCTTCGCTGGATGCGCCAGTATAACCCGTCCCGCCTGTACGATGAAAGCGTTGTTGACGCTTGGGCAGGTTGGACTCAGGTTAAGGATCCCGTTTACTTCGAGAAGAACGGGGTCTGGACTCAGTCTACTGACAAGTACGCTATTCGCGCTGTTAAGCTCGTCATGGGTGATACTGCGGCGGATTCGTTCTTCGCAACTGGTACTGACAAGGCTGCTGTTGCTGAGGGCTTGGGCTTGAAGGCACGCCCTAAGAGCTTGGTTGAAAAGGCTTCTGCCTGACGGTAGTGGTTGACGTTATGGGGAGGGAGGCTTAGATGGTTTCTTTTAACGAGACGAGTTTGATTACTTTGGAAGTTTTGGAGGCGCGGTCTCCCTTCCCGATGTCTAGTCGTGACAGGGAAGTGGCTAAGGCTGCTATTGTTGATGCGTCTAACCTAGTGCGGCATGAGGGGAATCCTAATTGGAATCCTATGAACGTGCCGCCTGTGGTTAAGACTGTTGTTCGCAATAGCGTGGCCCGGTTCATGAACCTGATTGACGGTGTGACGGTTAGCCGCGCTGGGGATGAGACTGAGCATTATACGGATTTGCAGGAGAGAACTGGTACGGTTTTCTTGACTGAGGATGAGAAGGAGACTGTGCGTCGTTGTGCGGGGCGTGGTCGTTCTTCCATGTTTGCGGTGTCTACGTTCTTATATACGCCGCCTAACACGCCCAACCAGACTACTACGCCTAATGTTACGGTTAGTCCGGTTCCCTCTGCTGCTCCGGCCACGGCGATAACTTCCGCATTCTTTGAAGAACGGTTGTGATGCGTTATGGCTGTTGGACGTAAAAGGCGCGGCGCGCTTGACGGCTTGCTGCCATTCCAAACGGGGTTTTTGTACACGCGGCATATTGTTAAGGACTCGCGGGGCAATCGTGTTGTTGTCCCGCAAGACCTTTCCATCCCGGGGAACAGTGAGTATCGGGTTGACGGCGCACTGTCGGTGCGTATGAGTTATCAGTCTCTAGCTACTTCTAGGGGTGAGATCCCCGGCCAGTTGACTAATGAGGAAGTCAAGTTTTATGTGGCTCCCGTAGCTGAGGATGGCCGGGTATTGGCTGACATAATGAGACGATATACTGGGACTGAGGCTGGTCAGGATGTCCCGATGGGGCCTTGGACTCAGATCAGTTTCGATGGTCGCATGTGGGACATTAGTGCTCCGCCTGTGTTTAAGCGTGGTACTAGGCGCACGTCTCATTGGGAGATGACTGCTCACCCTGCTCATGGTGGAGATATTGCGCGAGTCCCTGAAGCGGTCGTTAGAGCACCTGATCATAGTGAGAACTCTCCTTCCGGGAGTTTTGAGGATTGGGATCACTTGTGAGGAGGGGTGTCGATGGCTGGTATGTTGCTGACTAGGAAACAGTTGAACAAGGTTGTTTCCCACATGCCTATCGTGAAGGCTGCTGTGCGTGACGAGACTATGAAGCGCGCTCAGGTCGCTGAAAGAGTGTTGGAGGCGCATGAGCGTGAGGGGCATAGTCGTATCGTTGTGATGTTTGGCGCTACGGATGGTTATTTTGGTTTGTCTGATGAGCGTGGTCGTCATGCTGCTGCTGCTATTGAGTATGGTTATCCGGCTGGATACAGGTATCGTGTTGATAAGAAGAGTGGCCGCGTGGTGCGCCAGTGGTTTAACGCGCGTCGCCCTGTGGGGGCGTTGCGCGCTGGGATTGAGTATCGGGGGTGATCGTGTCTGGATGATAGGTTTAAGAGCTTGGCGGGCCGCCGCCTGTTAGCTGAGGATGTTATTCCCGATATTCTGCGGAAGGCGCTTCCGGCTTATGTTGAGGTGCGGTCTCGCGTGGAGGAGAGACCTCAGTTCCCGTTCGTGCTGGTGACTAGTGCGCGCGTGAGTGAGGGCCAGTCGCCCGTGTCTGATCAGGTGGATATTCTTAGCTTTAATATTCATACGTTTTGTCGGGGTATTGATGCTGAGATTGACGCGGCTAATCTCGCGTGGGCTTGCGTGAACGCGATTAAGGATGCGGCGTTGCGTGGGGATAGCGTTGGTGATGGGCAGGTTATCGTCTGGTCTAAGTTGGTTATGGAGCCGTTGCGCCGGTCGGACTGGCAGGACGCTAGTGGCCCCGTCCAGTATCAAGACTTGCCTCAGCTCGTGGAGCGCTATGAGGCTTGGATGCGTGTGAGAATTATTCATCGTAAATAGAATTTTTGGAGTGTGATAGTTTATGGCAGTTAATGGTGCTTTGGTTGATGATAAGGTTATGTCGCGTGAGGTGTTCGACGTGTATGTAGCTGACGCGAATACGGCTTTGCCGAAGGTTGGAGACCTTGTGTCTGCGGCTAAGAAAACTGCGGCTTTGGCCGCGTGGAAGCCTATTGGACACATGTCTAGCGAGACTGGTATGAAGATTGCTAAGTCTGGTGGCGAGCTTTCTACTAAGTCTACGTTGCAGGTTGAGAAGTTCCGCGTGAAGTCCACGTCTATTGAGTGGTCTGCTGAAGGCGCGTTGGTTCAGTTCGATGAGGATTCAATTAAGCGGTTCTTTGGTATTAACGCGACTGTGGATGCTAATGGTTACATTAACGCCCCGAACGCGCCTAAGCCTGAAGAATTGGCGTTGTTGATGATTTGTCGCGATGCTGATATGGCGCTTATCATGGGTGGCCGTAAGGTGGCTGTTGTCGGTAACGGTGACTTTACTCCTACTAACAAGGACGGGTTCATTGAAATGCCTTTGAAGTTTACGTTCTTGCAGGATAGTGAGGGTAATTCGTTTAAGATGGCTGCTGCTGCTAAGATTGTGGCTTGACATTAGTGCCTGCGTGGGGTATCCTTGCTTTGTTGTGGGGTGCCCCGCGCGGGCTGCTTGCAGCATCTAGTTTGTTTTCTTGGGAAAGGGAGGCATGAGATATGTCGATTGAAATTAGCATGGAAGATTTGCAGGAGCTGGTTGAGAAGCGTAGCCCGTCGCTCGTTGTTGGCGGCGTTCGCTTACGTAACGTCGCTCTGCTTAGCGATGAAGAGTATAAGCGTTACAGGGAGCTTCTGGGTATTGGCGTGGCCGAGAAGGATGAGGAGTCGGATGATAGCATGAGCGAGCTGCTTGACCGTTACGCCGAGTTCTTTATTCTGCTTGCGGGTGAGGATACTCCGAAGGTTCGTAAGGTCTTGGAGGGTATTCGTAAGGTGCCGGGCGCTCTCCCCGCAGTGATCAGCAAGTACTTTGAGGTGACTCAGGTGGGGGAAGCCTAGCCCTTAAGAAGATTCTTGACGGCTGTCTGTGGGAAGTCCAAGCCGATTTGTTAGAGTATTATAACATTGATCTTGTTGGGACTCTGACGGTCGGGGACTACCCGCCGCCTGCTATGCTTGTTAAGCTGATTGATAAGTTGCCTGTTGAGTCGCGTTATGCGGCTAAAACGCTTGGGGATGATAGGTTCTTGGGTAGGACGCGGGAGACCGTGGTCTTGGAGGACTTGTACGACCTGTTGCAGTCGTTTATGAGCGGGCTTGCTGGCGGCAAGACTCCTATTGAGCCGTATCCGCGTCCACGGGTTAAGAGTGCTGAGGATGTGCGGAAGGAATCTGAGGGCTTGTCTTTGCGTGAGCTTGCCAAGTGGGGCGAGTCTATGGGGATTCTTGAATGGGTTGAAGTTGATTTTGACGATTAGTTAGCGTCGTCGTGTGGGGGAAGGTTGCCTTATAGTGGTGCCTTCCCCCGTTTTTTGTTGCGTGGGGTGGTGTTGGATGGCTGGTGTTATTGACATTGGAGGGGAGAGCGTTCCTGAGGTAGCGTGGCTTGCGGTTAAGATTCTTCCGGCTACGGCTGAGATGTGGAGCGAGACTCGCCGTCAGGTTAAACTGTTGGAGAAGGCGCTTGATCCCATTGAGGTTGAAGTTGAGCTTGAAGAGGAGCGCGCTGCTCAGCGGGCGACAGAGTTGCATCGTGAGATTGAGCGCCGTCTGCGTCCCGTTACTCAGGAAGTCCGTTTGGAGCTGGATAAGCAGAATGTTGCTAAGAGCTTGGCTGAGCTGGAGCGGGAGAAGATTCAGACTGAGGCTGAGCGCGCTGGGAAGCTGAAGCATTCGTTTAGGGATTTGGATAAGAGTCTTGATGCTTTGCGCCGTAAGCATCGTGCCTTGTTTGAGGGTAAGGCTTTTGAGGCTCACCCGCTTGCGTCTAAGAGCGGTAACTTCTTCCCTTGGGAACATGAGCTTCCAAGGTTCTTGGCGGCTTTGGAGAGTAAGAAGGGGCGTATTCAGATTGTTCCGGCTGATGACTGGAAGAGCCAGATTCGTGGAGAGTTGGATGGTTTCTTTAAGAAGGAGTATCGTGGCCGGGTAGAGTTTGAGGTTGATGGGGCTTCTGCTGAGAAGCTGCTTGAGGCTGATGGCCGGATTCGTGAGGAGTTTGGTCGCCGTCAGAATTGGAAGTATGTTGTTGACCTTGATAGTGAGGTTAAGTCTGGGCGTTTGGATTCTATGTTGGATGGGATTCGTCGCCGTATCCGTGAGAAGGCTTTCGGTTCGCATAAGGCTTTTGAGTTTGATATTAAGCCTGAGATGGATCGTGGGGATTTACGTAGGATTGGCCGCGAGTTGCGTCACTTTAAGCGTGAGTGGGATAAGACTGAGCTTGAGTTTAAGTTGGGGTTGGATCATTCTGCCCGGTATATTACTGCTGCTCGTCTCGCTTTCCTTGCTCGCGACCGTTGGGTGCAGTTTAAGCCTATTGTTGATAGTAAGGCGTTTATTGCTGCTAAGACTGCTTTGGATGCTTTGAGCGGTTTCCGTCTCGCAAGGGATTTGTCTACTCGCTTGTGGGATATGGTGAAGAACATGGATAAGGCTGTGCCGCTTATTGGTCTTATGGCTTCTGGTTTGGCTGTGGCCGCTTCGTCTGCGTCTGTTTTGGCTATGCATACGTTGACGGTTGGCGCTGGGTTTGTCCGGGCTGCTGAGGCTGTGGGCTTGTTGGCTCCGGGTATGGCTGTTGCGGCTGGTATTTTGGCGGCTTCGTTTGTTGTCCCGTTGAAGAACATCTCAGATCATATTGGTCATTTGAAGAATGATTTTAAGAACTTGTCTAAGGAGATGGGTTCTTCGTTCTGGAATCAGGCTAAGACTCGTTTTGAGGAAGCGTATGCCGGGTTGTTCCCGAAGCTGCGTAGTGGTTTGAAGCGTACTTCTCAGGCCGCTGGCGAGCATTTCGCGTCGGTGTTGGTGTCGTTGGATAAGATTGTTGGCCCGGCTATGGAACGCCAGTTTGAACACACTGGCCGCGCTATGGAAGAGCTGTCTAAGCATACTGATGGCTTGGCTAAGGTGCTTCGCGTGCTGGGTGATATTGGTACGGATGCTTTTGAGGACATGTTGGGCTGGCTTGGACGTGCTACTGATAAGTGGGCTGACTGGCTCGTTGAGGCTGAGCGCACTGGGAAGCTACAGTCGATTATTGATAATGGTATTCGCGAGTTTCAGGCGTTGGGCCGGGTGGTGTATCAGACTGGCCGCGTGTTTACCGGTTTGACGGCTATTGCTCGCGAGGCTGGTGGCGCTACGGTTGATGCTTTGGCCGGGGGCTTGAAGCATACGGCTGACGTGGTTCGCACTCAGGGATTCATCACCGGGTTTAAGAACGTGCTGGATGGGGCTCGTCTGGCTTGGGGTAAGTTTAAGTCTCAGGTTGGTGGTGAGTGGAACGCTTTCTGGCGTAATACGAGTGAGACGTTTAAGGCTGCTGCCGGTGACATGGGTGCTGCTGCGGGTGGTTTGACTGCCGGGCTGTTTAAGTCTTTGGCTTCTACTAGCGTGCAGACTGGGTTGAAGCAGTTCTTTGCTGACCTTGCTGTGGGCGTGCGTAGTTTGGATAAGGTTTGGCCGCGCCTTGGCGACGGCCTTGGTTCATTGTTGCGAGTGGCTGGTTCGTTCGCTCGCGGCTTCGGGCCGGTTATCGCTTCCACATTGGGTGCTTTGTCTGGTGCTGTGGTGAAGTTGGAGCCGTTGTTGTCTCGCGTGTCTTTGGCTTTGGGTAAGCGTATGGCTGATTCTATTGAGAAGGTTGCCCCGTTGTTGACTCGCCTTGCTGAGGCTGGTTTGCGTGTGGTTGAGGCTTTCACGAAGATCCCTATGGGCGTGGAACTTATGGTTGGTGGGTTCTTGGCGTTTAAGGGTTGGAAGGCTGTTAGCGGGCCGCTTACCGCGCTCCTTGGCGTGATCGACAAAGCTGGCCTCAAGCTGTCTGATTTCGCTGGTTGGGCTTCTCGTACTGGCGGTAACTTGTCTCAGATGGGTGGGGCTGCTGGTATTGCTGGTAAGGGGTTGTCTAAGGTTGGTGGCGGTTTGACCGCGCTGATGGGCTTGACTACTCCGATTACTATCGCGTTGGGGGCTATTACTGCTGCGTTTGTCTTGTTGGAGCGTGATAGCCAGAAGTTTGGCGAGAATGTGGGTAAGCAGACTGAGCGTATTGCTGATACTTTGAGCACGGCTCAGGAGAAGATTCATGTTGCTGCGTATAACATGAGTGTTGATTTCCGTAAGATTCAGGAAGAGTCTACTAAGTTGAGTACGGCTCCGATATATCGGGGCGGCTTCTGGGAGTTGGGGAACTTGGCTTCGCTGCCTACGGCGTTGAAGGGCAAGATTAACTCTGTTCAAGCGTCCTTGGAACAGTACTCTAAGAACGGTGGTTCTCAGGGTGGCGTCTTTGGTTGGATTGATAAGCACGGTAGTGCTGCTTCTGCTGAGGTGTCTCACCTTGCGGATAAGACTCGTGACTTTGCTAATAGCTTGAATGAGCTTGCTCAGAAGGATGGGCCTGCGGCTATCAGGAACTTGAAGGCTTTGGCTGATTCTTGGCGTGCTGCTGGTGTTCCTGCTGATGGTGTTCGTGCTGCTATGTCTCGCATGTTGCAGGATAGTCCTGCGTTGCGTAGCGAGTTGGAACTGTATGCTGCTCAGATGGGTAAGTCTACGGATCAGACTAGCTTGTTGAACATTGCGATGGCTGGTACTGCTAGTATTGCTCGTGATGACGTGGAGATGTTGAACCAGCGTAATAAGAGTTTGGATGCGTTGAATGGTTTGCTTGATAAGTCTGCTGGCCGCTGGGGGTTGACGTATAGTCAAGCCACTCAGGGCCTTGACGTGTTGGGTAAGACTAGTGATGCTTTCTCTAATGTGGGGAAGGCTTCTCGTGATGCTTCTGGTGAGGCTGTTAAGAGTGTTGACACTTACTTGGAGAAGTTGCGGGAGCAGCAGAAGGCTCAAGCTGAGTTTGCTGACAACCTTCGTACTCTTATGAAGGCTGGTTTTGATACTAAGGCTATTGAGACGTTGCAGCATACTGAGTTTGGTGCTGATTATGCTAAGCAGCTTGCTGATAAGTATAAGCAGGGTGGCGAACAGGCGTTGGGTGAGTTGAAGAAGGCTAATGATACTTTGGCTGCTGAAGCTCAGTCTGGCGTTGACAGGTTGAAGGCGATTAACGCTGATGCTGCGCCCTTTGGTACTGATAAGATTCGTGAGAACTTTGAGAGCTTGCGCGGCTCCCTGTCTGGCGTTCTCGCTCAGGAGGGCGCTGACGCTTCTGCGGTCATGAAGGCTACCACGCCGGAACAGTTGCGTGATGCTTTGTCTGATATTGGTGTTACGATGCGTGATGAGGGCGGGAAGCTCATGTTGCAGTTCCGTGACGGGGCTGTGTATGCTATTCCTGATGCTGTTGATCCGTTGACTGGTAACATTATCGGCCAGTGGCAGCGCTTGGAGGACACTCGCACTGGAGCGTTCCAAGGCGCTGGTTCTTCTTCTGGTCTTGCGTTCGCCGGGGGCATGAACACTGCTATGGATACTGTTCATAGCGTGGCTGAGGCGCTGGGTAATCATGGTGCTAATGGCGTGTATGGTGTGAAGCCTAAGTGGAATGATGCTGGTGTCGCTTCGATTAACAGTTTTATTGCTGGTACGGATCGTAGTCATGATGTGTTTATGGCTGGTCAGTCTGCTGCTAATAGTGGCGTGGCTGGTTTGAATAGCGTGTCTACGTATGGTGCTGGTGGCTCGTTTGCGTCGGGCTTCTCTGATGGTATTTATGGCAATCAGGGGAAGGTTACTTCTGCTGCTCAGACTGTTGCTAACGCTGCTTTGTCTGTCATACAGCACGCTTTGGAGATTAACTCGCCTTCTAAGAAGACTCGCCGGTTTGGTTATTCGTTCTCTGAGGGTTTCGCTCAAGGTATTGTCCGTGAGGGTAGGGCTGCTGTTGCGGCTGCGGATAATGTGGCTCGCGAGTCGGTTGAGGCGTTGGAGTCTAGGGCGGCTAATGTTCGCCCGTTCCGCACTGTGAATGCTGAGTTTAAGGAGAATTTGACTGTTCAGGCTCGGATTGATCCTTCGTCTTTGAATGGGGCGAAGATTAATTTGACTGTTGATGGTGAGAGTTTCCCGGCTTACGTGTCTGATGTGGCTGATAGTCGCGTTGAGGCTGGTTTTGAGGCTGTCTACGGATAGTCTCTTGTTTGTGTGCGCGCTGCTACCGTGGTATGGTGGTGGCGCGCACACGCCTGTAGCGTGGACGCTTTAGGTTTTTGTGGAAGGGAGTGTGATAGTTTTATGGCCGTGTTGTCTGGCTGGATTAACAACGTTACCGGGTTGCCGTGTTTTAAGGTTGAGGGCCGTGGCAAACTGGAAACAGGTGATGGCCGTGTTGTGTTTGAGAACGAGTCTGGGACTGCTTACGTGTCTGACATGTTTGCGCCGCCCGGCGTTCCCGTAACCTACAATTTTAATGGTAAGAGCGTTTCGTTGACTCGTGCGGTGAAGTGTCGTGAGGGTGGCGCGTTGTTTGCTAGTGTGGATGGTTTTCAGGTGGCTGTTGATTTTTATGAGGGGCCTACGGATGATTGGACTAGCGATACCGGGGTGAGCGAGTTTTCTAATGGCGTGGTGAGGTTTGGTGTTCCGCGTCGTGAGGGTAGTTGCCGCGTCTGGTTGGAGTCGTCTCCTGAGTTGATTAAGTCTTTCATGAACGTGTTGGAGTCGCGTGGCCTTGTGAGCGTGGCGTTGGATCGTCCTGCTCTTGGCGTGCCTCAAGTCAGGTGTGTGCTTGTGACTAAGGTTACTGTGTCTCGTGTTGACACTCAGGGTACGCATCGTGTGGATGTGGAGTGGGTTGAGAAGCCTTTTCCCGTGCTGCGTTTGTCTGCGTTTTCTGGTGGTTTTGCTGGTGGTGCGGCTACGTGGAATGAGGCGACTCGTCTTGGCTTTAAGTGGACGGCTGGTTGGTCGTATGAGACTTTGGTTAATAGGTTGGGTGGTTCGTTGTGAGGGCTCCTGCTAATGTTGATAGTCGCGTGTTTGCGGCACCGGGACGGGTGTCTGCGAGGGTTGATAGCGCTCGCGGCCCTCATGTACTGGCGACGGGTTTGCGCCCGTTGAAGGCCCGTTTAGACGTGTCTACGGGCACGTCCCGCACAGAGACACTAAGCCTACAGTTTGATAACACGCTTATCCCTGTGGATGAGTGGAGTCCTTTGGCGGCTATGGGCCAGACTTTGCACGTGCTTGTTGACGTTGACTTGTCGGATGGGACGCGGTTTACGGTTGACAGGGGTTGGTTTCTGATTCAGGAGGTTACTCCTAGCCGTGATGGTGGTGTGACTGTTCAGTGTAAGGGTTTGATGCAGCGTTTGGCGGATGATCCTTTCCCGTTCCCGTCTAGCCCGCCCGCTGGGGCCACGTTGCGTAGCGAACTGGAACGCTTGTGCTACCCGTACTTGAGCGTCGTGTTGGATGGCGTGCAGGATCGTCGGTTGCCGGGCGGCTTGGCTTGGGGACGTAGCCGGACTGACGCGGTTGATAGCCTCCTGTCGTCGTATGGTCTTGTTGGCCGCGTGATGGAGGACGGCGCGTTGCATGTGGTTCGCCCGGATGAGTCTAAGGCTGACGTGCGTTATCCTGATGGGACACTCGTCTTGGAAGCTAACGCGAAGTGGACACACAGCCATCCTAATCATTGGCTCGCTGTCGGTAGTAAGACTGAGAGTGTTAAGACTGATGCGAAGCATAGTCATAGCGTGAAGCATGATTGGTGGAGTGAGGCTTGGGCTGATGGCGCGTTCGACAAGTCGCTGTATGGTGTGGTGACTGAGGTTGTTGAGGCTAAGGCTGCTGACGGGCAGTATGACGTTGACCGGGCGGCTGGCCTTGCGGTCAGGCGTTTTTCTCCTAGTGGCGTGAAGTCTTTCACTATGGTTCCTGATTATCGTATTGACATTGGGGACGTGGTTAGTGTAGAATCTGATCTTGGCAATGTTGTTGGTAGCGTGTCGGGCTACAGTATGCCTTTGGATGATAGTGTGGAGACGATGCGTATTGATATTGAGGGGGTCGTATAGTGGCTATTCCTGTTTTGGATTTTAAGAAGTTTCGCGATAGTCAAGTAAGGGCGGTGCGTAGCGGCTTGGGCGGCGGCGTTATTCCCGGCGTGTTCCGGGGGCCTGATCCTAACGCTGACGGCAGGGCGCTCGTGGAGATTGGCGCTGAGGGGAATCTTGTGAGCGTCCCTCATGGGGGCGGCGTGTTCCCTGTTGGAGGTGAGGTTCTTGTTCAGGTGAATGATGATCTTGTCCCTACTGGCCTTCTGGCTGGTGGCAGTGCGGCTGGTGGTGAGACTGTTGCGCTTGGGGCTACTGGTGAGGCTATTCAGGCTCAGGGCGATAAGCTTGGCAAGAGCCTTGCTGACATGTCTGAGCGTGTTAAGGCTGCTGCTGAGGGGCCTGTTGACACTGGCCGGTTGAAGGCTGGTGAGGTTTTGATTAAGGGAGATTTGATTGCTGGCGACACTGTGGGGGCGCGGCATATTGTTGCTAGTGAGGAATTGGAGGCTAAATTGGCTACTTTCCGTAAGATTACTGCTGATGAGATTGTTGCAGGTAAGGCGAAGATTAGTGGCAGTTTGATTGCTGATACGCTTGAGGGTAAGACGCTGAAGGGCGGTCAGGTTCTCATTGAGGATGCGACAGAGACTTATGGTGCGACTATTACAACATCAGATACGTTTGGCCCGATTATCGGTTTTGCTAATGTCAAGACTTATGGCTTTGACACGCTGAATCTAAATAACTGGCCGTTGACGATTACTATGCCGGGGAACGGGACTCCCCGCGTAGAAGAGGCCGGGGCTGTTGTCACCTTCAGGGCGAAGGATAAGGATTGGGGTGCCAGTGGTGAAGCGTACCATTCAGTTACTCTCACAACGGATGGTGTGCAGCGTGGGCACAACCCTACTAAGAATCAATATATTAACGACGGCTCTATCACGTGGGAGGAGATCTTTAACACGGTTAAAGGCTTGTCTGCTGTGAAGGAGTCGATCAAGAATCTGGAACCGAAGGAGGAGAAGCGCTCATTCGGCAACCTTGACAACGACTGGAAGCGAGAGGCTCGCCCCTATGAACTGGTTAAGACAGGCAACCTTGTAGACCTGTTTGGCGGCGAATGGGTGCGCCAGAATAGCGAGTGGAACTATGGTGGCAACCAGTGGTTCCAGTGGGGTATCATTCCTGAAGGGTTCCGCCCGAAACAGTGGGTGCATTTTACGGTGGTTATTACTGAAGATAATTTCCCGCATTTCGCTCAGGGTGTTATTAAGCCGGATGGGACTTTCGGCCTGAAGCTGGATAAGGGTATCCGCGTTAAGCCTAATGTTTCCCGTATTATGATTCCGCCGGTTCGCTGGCGCGTAGACTGACCTGTTAGGAGGCTACTATGGGGAGTAAAACTCTACGTGGCATGGTGCTGCCTGATGGTACGGATGACTTGTTGGGTTCGTTTCGTAAGGCGTTTGAGACAGCGGGTACGGTGACGCGCGCGTCTAGCGTGAGTCAAGCCCGCGAGATTCTGACTCAAGCTCAGGATGCTGGCATGGGGGCAACAACCGCTCAGCCGTGGTATTTCAGCATTGAACACTTGCTATACATTGCAGACGGTAGTAAGTCTGGGGATGGCCGTTGGGTGTTGAAGCCTGTGAATGAGGTTGAGACTAGCGTCTCAGTTTTCGGTCTAACGAATGAGATTCACGTGAATAACGGGGAATACAGGTGGATTGGTTCTGGTAGCCTTCCGGCTCGCCCGTATCGTCGTTTGGTGTATGCTACGGTGATTGGTTGGGGCCGCGTTGTCGGTGACGTTAATCTCGTGTTGCGTATTGGCGGTGAGGGTGGGCCTAAGTCGTCGTCTGCGTGGGATCATGAGGATTCTCAGTCTCAGTCTGTGACGTGTTTCGGGTATGTTGATGCTAATGTTACGCCGAAGATTGAGGCTTTGGTTCAGGGCTATAGGGCGCGTGATACTCAGTCTAATGGTGGGACTGTTCAGTTTGTGCAGTCTAGTGAGTTGAATCGTATTATGGTTCAGGCTTTCCCGGCTACCGAACAGTAGCGGGGTTTTTGTGGGGTGTGGCGGGCTGGCCCTGTTTGGGGTTGGCCCGCTGTGCCGTGTTCTTTGTAAGAAGAAGATGAATGGAGAAAATAGTATGGCAGATTTGCAGAAGTTTATTGATCGCGTTCGCTGGCTGTGTGCGTATGGCGATCTTGGTTACGATCAGTGGAATCGTTGGGATGTCCGCGAGGGCGGCGAAGCTGACTGTTCTAGCCTGATTATCGCCGTGTTGCGCGAGTGCGGTTTTGACACTGGTGGCGCTACCTACACGGGTAACATGGCTTCTGAGCTGTGTAAGCATGGCTGGCGACAGCTCCCTAATAACGGCTATCCTCAGCCGGGCGACATTCTACTGAACCACCGTAACCATGTTGCGCTGTTGGTGGATTGGGGTATTCTGGCTCAAGCGTCGATTGATGAGAATGGGGATATCGCGGGGGGTGAGTCTGGTGATCAGACTGATCGCGAGACTGTTGTGAAGCCTTATTATGATTACCCGTGGGATTGTTACCTTCGTTATGAGGGTGCAACGTCTCATGAGGGTGGTTATACTGATTGTCGCGCTGTTCAGGCTGCTGTCCGTGCGGATGTTGATAACGTGTGGGGGCCTGACACTGAGAAGCGTGTTGACGCTGTTCGCAAGGCTTCTAACTGGGGTGGAGTCCAGTTCCCCTACGGCGTTGAGTTCACTCAGTCTGTCGTGGGCACGGATGTGGACGGTATCTGGGGTGATAATAGCATGTCTGCGCACGATAATTGCGTTCAGCTCATTCAGGAAGCTGTGGGCGCTAACGTGGATGGTATTTGGGGGCCTGAGACTGAGCGTCTTGTTCGCGCGGTGGAGGCTGGCGCTGAGAAGCCGTGACCTGCCCCACTGTTTTACTGTTTGTTTAACAATATTTTAAGAGGGGTTGCTTAATGTTGGGTTATCACATTGATCCTTTTGTTGTATCTATCCTTGTGGGCGTGATCTGGCCTGTTGTTCAGCATGTCGCTCAGCGCGCGTCGTGGACGAGCAAGACTAAGCGCTTTATTGCCTTGGGGTTTGCTGTCGTAGCGTCCGTACTGGTCTGGTTTGCCGGGGCTTATCCTGCGTCTTGGGAATTGTTTACTGCTCAGTTCCTTGTGGTGTTTGGTGCGGGGCAGGCTGTGTATGCTGTGTTGAAGGCTGCTGGCGTGTTGGATTGGGCTAAGGCTGATCCCGGTGATGTTGCTACGGTTGACGGCGTGTTTGACTACGTGGCTAAGCACGCGCCTACGGCGACTAAGGCTGGCGGGGAGTGATATCGTAGGATGTTTCTTCACGTTCCCCTTAGTATTTTGATGGTTCAGTCCCTTTCGGCTTGGCTTGGGGACGCGAGGTTGTATGATTCTTTGTTTGCTTTGATGATTGCGGGTTTCACTTATTTCAGCGCGCGTATCAACAAGAAGGTTGAGCGTATTGGGGAACACGTTGAACAGACTCGTGAACAGGTGACGAATAATCATACTGTTAATTTCCGTGAAGAGATGACGGAAATGAATGAGAGTTTGAAGGCTAGTATTGAGGAGATTCGCCGCGAGTCTGCTAAGCGTGACGCTTTGGCTGATGAGCGCGCGAACTACTTGATGGGGCAGATGAATGAGATTAATCGTCGTCTGACTAGTTTCATTTATGACGAGTCGGACAATCGTCGTAAAGAGAAGCGCTAGGGCTTCGGGCTTGTTTCCCGCGTGGCGCGGCGCCTTGTTTGCATGTGGTATTGTTTTGTGGTATTATGTGCGTGTTGGTGCCGCGTCATGCGGGACTCTACTTGTATTAAGTATGGAAAGGAAGGTGGGGTTTTTGGGGTTTAGTGAGAGTTTCAAGAAGTGTCAGGAGCAACCTCAGAATAGGCCATGCCGTGTAGAGGTCATTAGGCGTGGTTTTGATGGTGCTGATCGTGCTCAGTTTGAGAAGATTCTTGATGATCCTAGCGTGCCTCACAGTTTGATTGTGCGGGCTTTGGCTGTGGAGGGTATTAAGGTTTCGGCTAGTACTGTTGGTTTGCATCGGAGGGGAGCGTGTTCCTGTGGGATTCAGTGAAACTTGGGATAAGATTGGCGGGCAGGTTGAGTCCAGCCATGATTTGAAGATTTTGACTATTGATATTGAGTGTTCGCCTAGTGTTGCTCACGTGTGGGGCTTATGGGATCAGAACGTTGCCATTAACCAGATTGTGGAAGATGGTAAGATGATTTGTTTTGCCGCGAAATGGTATGGTGATGAGCAGACTCTCTTCTATAGTATGAATGGTAAGGGTGGTCATGCTGGTATGGTTCGTGCCGCGTGGGAGCTGTTGAACAAGGCTGATATCATTGTCACGTATAACGGTATTAACTATGACGTGAAGCACTTGAACCGTGAGTTTGTCATGTTGGGTTTGCCGCCCGTGGAAAGGTTTAAGCATGTTGACTTGTTGCGTGTCGTGAAGAAGCATTTCAAGTTCCCGTCTAACAAGTTGGATTATGTTGCTCAGCATCTTGGGGTTGGACATAAGGTTGTTCATGAAGGGCATGACTTGTGGAAGGCTTGCATGGCGGGCGACATGGATGCTTGGCAACGCATGGAGACTTATAACCGTGGCGACGTGACGTTGACTGAGAAGCTGTATGACCGTTTGCGCCCGTGGTGCGGTGTGGGCATGGGCGTGTCTTTGGCCGTGTATGATGGTGACGTGTTGTCTTGCCCGGCTTGTGGTAGCGTTGAGCGTGTGGAGACTGAGCCTGTTGTTGTGGGTGTGTCCCGGTTCCGTGGCTATAGGTGTTCTTCGTGTGGTTGCGTGTATAGGTCTAGGACTCGTGTGGGTGACGTGTCTGCGGCCCGTCCTGTATCCTAACGGGGCTTGTTTTTGGGGTGGTATGATTTCCCTTTGGGGAGGTTGTGCCACCCCTCTCTTTTTGTATTTACGTGTTGACATTGCGCTCGCGGGCCAGTATGCTGAGTGTTGTTAGGTTTTGTTATTGTCTTTTTAGGAGGCTATCGTGACTGAAGAGAAGAACGAGAACGTGAAGGATATTGCCGCGTTGTCGTATAGTGCTGTGAGCGCGTACAGTGAGTGTGGTAAGCGGTGGGAGTTGTCTCGCTTGTTTGGGTTGGATAAGTCTACGTGGTGGGTGACTCTCATGGGTACGGCTGTCCATTATGTGACTGAGCAGCATGATTTGAAGCGTTGTGGTTTGCCGTTTGAGGATGTGTCTTTTCAGGAGGCGTTTGACCGGGAGGTGGCTAAGGCTGAGCGGTTTAACATGGAGATTAAAGCGTCTGGCCGCGTGTTGAAAACGTTGGGTAAGGGCGGTGGGCCTAACAAGAAGGATAGGGAGTGGTGTGAGCATTTCGGGCCTCTCATGGTAGAAGCATGGGACAAGTGGCTTGACGAGCGTAGTCTTGAAGTGTTTGTTGATGCTAATGGTGCACCCGGGATTGAGGTCAAGCTGACTGGGAACCTTGGCGGGGCTAACACTGTTGCCTACGTGGACCGCGTACTGGTAGACAGTCTTGGGAATATTTGTATTGTTGATTTGAAGACTGGTAATGTTCCTTCTAGTGTGGGCCAGTTGGACGTGTATGCTGCTTTGTTGGGGCAGTGTGGTTTTACTGTTGACAGGGCTGGTTTCTGGTCTGCTGCTGATGGCGATATTAAGGCGTGGCACGATTACCGTGATCGCGTTCCTGCTTTGATGGTTGGGGATTGGTTTGGTCAGGCTATGCGTGGCATGGAGGCTGGCGTGTTTGTCCCTAACCCGGGTTCTGGTTTTTGTGCTAGTTGCCCCGTGCGGGAGTATTGTGCTACTGTTGGTGGTAAGCGTGCTGGCGAGCTTGGCCCGGTTCCTACGGTTCGGGTTGCGCGGGCCATGTCTGGTACGCTACTATAAGACTTGACATCGTTCGTTAAACGTTCTTGGAAAGGAGAAAAGCGTGGCTGGAAAGAAAACTGAAACACAATCCCCGTGGAACGGGGAAGATAGTCCCGTTACCGTGACGTTGAAGGCTGGTAAGGGGTATGATGATCCTTGGATTGTCGTTAAGGGCACTGTCCGGGAGGTTCATGAGCAGCTTTTGGCTGTCATGGGTTGGGATGCTAGTAAGGTTGACGAGTTGCCTCTCGCGTCTACCGTGTTGGCCGCGTCTGACACGTGGCACGCACAGAACAACGTGTCTAGCGGGCTAGGAGGCCGATTCCTCTCTGAGTCTACTGGTGAGCCTGTGGATTATGGTAGTCGCGTGGAGGACGTTCAGGCTGAGGCCGGTGTCCCTGCTGAGATTATTGGTAATGATGCTGCTATTACCGTGTGGCGGGCTATGGAGTCTGCTACTACTGAGGAGCAGATGAAGCAGTTGTGGAAGGATCGTCGTTTGACGTTCCAGAATACGCCTGAGCTTGTCCCGTTGTGGCAGGAGCGTGCTAAGGCTATTAAGGAGTCTGGTAAGCCTACTGGCTTGTTTGGCAACTGACATTTAACAGTTGACACGCTATAGGAAGCGTGTTATGATAGTTTTGTTCTTGGGGTTGGAAAGGTTCTTACCCCGCACACTTGGAAAGGTTGTGTGATATTTATGTCTCGTATTTCGATTAGCGAAGCTGCTCCTGCTGGTGGTTTCTTCTCTCTGTCCAAGTATGGTAACAGTGAGGCCCTGATCTTTGTTCCCCGCGTATGGAAGGGGCCTGTCTCTTCTAGGTGGGGTGAGCGTGATGCGATTGAGGGTGACTTCTTCGTGTTCCCTGACACGGCTAGTATGGTCGCTATGAATCCTGAAGAGTTGATGAATGTTACTTGTACGGATACTGCGCTTACTCGTATTGCTCGCGATTATATGGGTAAGGTTATTGGCCCGTTCCGCGCTGAGAAGATTACGACAAAGAATGGTAATCCCGCGTGGGTGCTTCACGAGTTGCCTGAGGGTAATAAGGGCGTGAAGGAGTGTACTGAGTTGGCTGATAGTCTTGCTTCTACGTTGGAGAAGGCTGAGGCTGGTGAGGATGATATGCCCGCCTACTAGCCTGTAAACTGTTTCCGTGTTTTTCGAATCTTCTCTGCCGTGCTCCCACAATCATGATACTGCTACTATTGTGGTTGTGGGAGCCTATACGGTAAGGATATTGTAAGGAGGAAGAGTTATGGCTGGTAACGCTTTCAGGGGCCTATTGGCTCGTAAGAATCTTGCTCGCGACCTTCCACACATTCCCGGTTTCGATGACGTGTACGGCTTGGGTTGCAGGTTCCATTACGGTCAGGAGATTATGATTGCCGGGCGTAGCGGTAGTCAGAAGAGTGGCCTAGCGTTGTACATGGTGTCTAAGTGGAATCTCCCCACACTCTATTTTAGTGCTGACATGAGCGCGTCTACGGCGGCTAGTCGCGTCGCGTCTATCGTGACAGGTAAGAATAGTCGTGAGATTGACGCTTTGATGGAAACGCATGAAGGCGCTGACTTCCTACTGTCTGCCTTGTCGCGTAATAATATTACGTTTTGTCATGGGAATCCTATTACGTGGCATATTGTGGAAGATCAGGTTAACAATTTCGTGACTTGTTTCAACGAGTATCCCCGGGTTGTTGTGTTTGATAATCTTATGGATTTTAGTGGGAGCGAGTCGGATTATCAGGCTCAGATGGCTGTGATGAATGATATTACGTCTTTCACTCGCCAGATTGGGTGTGTGAGTATTGTTTTGCATCATGCTACGGATAAAAGCTCGGCGGCTGTGAGTGATCCTAGTCGCCCGCCTGCTCGTAGCGAGATTAAGAACGGCGTGGCTGAGAAGCCTGAACTGGTGTTGACTGTTGGTTTGAAGCCGCCTGCTTATGAGGGTATGCGCGGTGAGATGCGTGTGGCTGTGGTTAAGCAGCGTGAGGGGACGTGTGATCCGTCTGCTCAGCGGTTTGCTGTGTTGTCGTGTGATCCGTCTCGTACTTGGTTTGGCGGGTTTGATGCTCACAATAACGGTTAGGGGGTGAGCGGGTTGGATGTTTTCTTGTTTTATGGTAGTATGGTTTTGCTTGGCCTGTTGTTTGGGGCTGTTTTGGTTGATACTGTGAAGATAGTGTTGGCTGTTCGGGCTGATCGACGTTTTGAGAGGGCTCTTGAGGAGACTTTGGCTAAGATTAACGGCGAGTTTAACCGGGAATAATTTAAGCGGTTTTTGTTCTACATTTTTGGAGGTTAATATTATGGGTATTGGAGAGTGTTTTGTGGCAGGATTCTTTGGCGGGCTTGGAGGCTTGACGGCTTGCGGACATTCTTCTGGGCGCGCTTGGTGACGTTATCGGAAAGCATGTTTCATGATGAGCGAAGAAGAATCTAAAGCGCTTAGCCTAGTACGATAGCGTTAGAAGGGAGAGGGTTATTTTTATGAATGGTATTGTTGGACTGGTCGCGTTCTGCGTGCTGTGTGCGTGTTTTGCCACTGCTTGTGTGGCGGTGTACATGTGGGCGCGTGGTGTTGACGCGAAGTTAGACTTGTTGGATTGGCGGTCGTCGCATGCACGTAGGCGCATTGAAGAAGTGGACGATCTTGCGTGGCGGGCGCTGACCGTGGTGCGCGGCCTAGAAAAGCGCGTCAAAGAACTAGAAGCTGAGGTCGCTGACCATCGTGCATTCCTTAATTTCATTGAGGATTATACGATTGAAGCAGATGTGACAGGCGTCCAAGAGGTGCCGTCTGGTTGCGACTGCTGCAACCCAGAACTAGACTAACAAGGGGTGATGCATGTGGCTAATCCTAACAAACGCAAAGGCACGTCATGGGAAACAGACGTGCGAAACTACCTACGCGGTAAAGGCTGTGACGTTGAAGCACTCAGGCAGCTAGGCTCCTTGGATGAAGGGGACATGGTTGTTCGTAGCATGGACGGCGCGCGGTTTGTTATTGAAGCTAAGAACTGTAAGCGTTTGGAAATTCCGCGTTACTTGAATGAGGCTTCGACAGAGTGCGCGTTGTATGCGTCTAACCGTGGCTTGGAGAATGACAGCGTGTTTCCTATTGCGGTCGTTAAGGCGCGCGGTAAGGGCGTTGAGGAGGGTTGGGCGATTTTCCGTCTTGAGGACTTCGCTGATTTGCTGAACAGGAAGCGAACGTGATATGATAGGTTTTACCGCCGTGGCGGTGATCCTTTGACGGTAAAAGAATGGGGGTGGCGGCGTGCCAGTATCAAACAATAAGACGTGCAGGAACAAGGACTTGTTAGAGTTTTGTTTCAGGCATTATGGTTTTGACACGGCGCGTCGCCGCTTCCTTATGCCCTGCCCGTTCCATGCTGACAGTCAGTCGTCTTTGAGTGTTGACTTGGAGAAGGGCGTGTGGAAGTGTTTCGGCTGTGGGGAGCAGGGTGCCGGGTGGCGTTTTATTGAGCTTATGGAAGGTTGTGATTGGAAAGATGCTAGATCTGTTGCGTCCGATTGGGGATACGGTGTTGACGGAAAACGCGGCGCGCATGAAGGCGTACAGCGGCCCGGCTGGGAAAGCAGCGGCAATAGAGTATTTGGGCACGCGGGGTATTCCCGAAGCGGTGGTGGACGCTATGGAAGTAGGGCTGGTTGGTGAGCCTTTGCCGGGGGATGAGAGGTTTGAGGGCTGGCTGTCTATTCCGTATTTTAATTGTGCTGGGAATGTTGTGGGTATGAGGTTCCGTAACTTGCGGCCTGATGCTGATCCCCGGTATTCTATGCGTGGTGGGGATCATACGACGTTGTTTAACCTGCGTGCTACTCAGGGGTTTGGGGATATGCATGTGTGTGAGGGTGAGATTGATACGATGAGTCTCGTCGCTTGTGGTTTGAACGCTGTTGGGGTTCCGGGGGTGAATAATTGGAAGCAGCGGTATGCTGGGTTGTTTGATGGTTGCCGCGTGCATGTTTGGGGTGACGGCGACACGGCTGGGGATGGGTTGTTTGAGTCTGTTTCTGAGAATATTATTGATTGTGTTCGTGTCCCTGTCCCTAGGGGGATGGATGTTAATAGTGTTTTGGTTGAGAAGGGCAGGAAGTTTCTGCTTGGTCTCGTTCACGGTGGAAAGGAATAAGAATTATGGAGAGTGTTGCAGGGGTTGAGCATGGTTTCGGGCCTGTGGATGAGCAGCGCGTGAAGGATGCTTTGCGTATCATGCCTTACAGTGATGGGGAAAAGCGCCGCGACTCCTTCCAGTCGTTTGAGGAAGCAGTGGGCTATGGCTTGTGTCGCGGCTGTTGGGTCGCGTCTAGGCGTTTGCGTTGCGATTTTCTTGAGTTGCTTGGTTGGGCTTGGCTTGATACGATGCGTGATCCGCGCCTGCTTGTTAAGAGTTGGGAGCGTGCTGGCGTTGCTGGTTTGGTGAATCATTTCCGCTGGGCTTGCCTTGCGGGGCATGAGCGCGCTAAGGATAAGGGTCGTCCTGATATGGCTTTGTCTCAGCGTGAGGTTCCGTCTGGACTGTATGTTGGGGAGGATGGGATGTTTAATGGGTGATGTTTATACGCCGGGCGTGGTGTGTGCCGCGTTGCCTTTGGTTTTTTGTCAGCATGGTTTTGATGGGCCTATTGGTGAGGATGCGCCTAGGGTGGAGCCGGGTATGCCGCGCGCCCGGCGTGATCCGGGGCATGTTGGCGGCTTGTCTTGTGTGGTGGTTGACGTGGAGGCTGGGTTGCGCGCGTTGTTGCCCGTGTGGAGGCAGATGCTTGTATTGAAGTATGTGTGTGGTTGGACTCGCCCTGAGCTTGCCGCCCGGTTTGGTTGTGATGTGAGTGTGGTTGACCGCGTGTTGTTGAAGGCTCCTCAGTTGATGTGTGATGTGTTGAACGGCGACGCTTAAAACAAGAATGATATGTAGCGTGGGGGTACGGCTGTGATGGTTGTGCTCCCACGCTTTACTATACGCATTGTAAGGCTCTCTAACAGGCTTTCAGGCATAGGGTAGTGTGATCATACTAGGAGCATGTTGTTCGCTCGTTAGAACGGCTCTCAGACGGCTTTATGAGGATATGGGGAAAGGTGCCCTCAGTGTTTAACTGAGAGCACCTTCCATTTCACACTACTGCCCCTACCAGAGACGCTATTTCATGCGTCCTATAGGACACGTAACCCAAGTCAACCATGTTGAGTGCTTCCCACAGTGGCTTATTGCCAGCTGCGATATCGCCCCATAGTCCCGGCTCGTTCTTCAACCGTTCTTCCAACCGCTCCCGGTAGTATTCCTCATGCTCGTCTACACGCGGGTAGGTGAGTCGCCTCATTCGGCCTTCCTGCAAGTCCTCATACAAGTCTCCTAGCAGTTTGTTCCTCACTTCCCACTCCTTGCTCGTGACACGGTACAGTTCGCCTTCACTGTCTGCGATAACGATCCCCGGGCTTCGTTGCTCCCAAGGAGCTAGTTCCACGGCCAGGCTAAAGCTAATGGGTTCGGTTACTGTTCTAACGTTGAAAGTCCTATTCGGGTTGACGAGCTTCCAGTAACGTGACTCTAAGTAGATCGTGTCAGATTGCCTGAGTTCGCGGTCGGGGTCGCGTGGGACTGCTACGAGTGGCCTGATGGAAGCCTCCTGCCAGCGCGTAAGATTATATTCAGGCGCGCGCACCTCACACAGGATGCTAGCGTATTCTTTTTGGCAGTAGTCGTGTAGGAGTCGTTCTTCCTGTGGGGAGATCATGCAGAAGCGTTTAATGTTGTCGAAGTTGACGCTGCCTAGCGCAAGTTCAGACATTTGGAGCCGGTTATCCTCAGCGTATAAGAGCATGAGATGTGGGGATTCGATTTTGGCTACCTGTACCGGGTAGGCCAGCTTGTCTATGTCCTCTTCTTTTAGTTCGGGCAGCTTGTAGAATCCCGGCGTAGTGACTGTTTTTCCCATGTTGTTTCCTTCCCGTAGGGTATAAGAGTAGGGACGCTAGACACGTCCTCTTTTTGCTATCTTAGCATAGCGTGAGTGAGTGCGTCTAGCGTCCCCGATAGTTTATTAAGTTAGATTCGCGTCACAGTTCCCTGTCAAAGGGCAGCATCATGGACAGAAGCCCGCCCGTCATAGCAAGCGCAAACCCTGACACTACCGCTGCCCCTAACACGGGACTGTTAGTAACCTGTCCCGGCATGAACACTACCATGAACAGTGTAACTATGGCCGTTACAATGATGGACATCAGTCCTAGCAGTGTTGACGCTAGGGCAAGTTTGTAGCAGATCTTCCTGAGCGTCACCACGACTCGTCTCCTTCTTCTACTTCGTCTAGGTAGATTCGGGTGACGTGCTTCACCGGAATCAAGTTGTTTCCTGCTCGTAGTACGCGCGCATCCTGAGTGTTGAACTGCTTCTGCAAGCAGTCTAGCACTTCTACTGCTTCCCATTCTTCGTATGGGCCGATGCGTGTTGTTCCGCCTGCGCCTTGCGCTTCGACACACACGTAGGTTTGCTTTTCGCCTGTCTCTCCCACGGATTCCTCCTCTTCCTGTCGCGCGTTAGCAAGTAGGATGGCTTTGATGAAGTCTACGAAGAGTGGGTTTTCTTCGTTTTGCGTCTGGCTGGTTTCGGTTTCTTCTGGTTCATCTGGAATCATTTTACCTCTTCTTCCTCTTCTATGTCGATGTGTCCAATTTCCTCTACCATAACGAGAGTATCTCCAATGGCGACCGCGCGAACGCGCGACGTGTTAATCTTAGCTTCCAAGTCTTGCAGAAACAACTGCGCTTCCTGTTTCTCCATAGGTTCTGAGCGCGCAACACGGAATGAAGCGCGTTTCGTGACTACTGCAACACGGTACCGCTTCTCGCCGTCGGACTCGCCTGTTAGGAAATTGAAAATCAGCTTCTTACTGATGAAGTCTTCTTCGTCTGGAATCATTCTTTTTCCTCCTGTTTAAAAAGTGTCTGGAACGTTGATGAACGCGACTTCGGATACTCGCTGTAATCCTCTTGGTTACTAGCGTACATCATTAGCCCCGGATTGTCACCACATTTACGAGTACCGAACGGGAAATACCACGCACAATCCAACGACGCGCGATCTTCCCGGTTAAGACTTTGCGCAAGCCTCCGGAAACACTCTAGCGAGTCTCCTGCCATAGCCTTATCGTGAACCCAGTAAGGCTCCTCAGCCGAAATGGGGGCACCTTCCATAAGAAAACCTTCTTCCCATGCGAGATTATCCCATCCTTCCATGACGCGCGTGCGGTATCCTAAGTCAACTCTTTTCAGCGAGTGACAGAAGTGATCCCATGATGTAATCACTACATGCACGTTGTCTCTTACTGTTAGTCGTAGGATTGTTGGTTTTTCTTCTACGTCGAACGCGGCTAACGCTTTGTTGTAGAACGGCCTGCGTTCTTTGAGGTATTCTGTGAGGAATTCTACTGGATCGTTAAGGATGAGTTTAACGGTTGCTTCTTTCGCTTCGTCATAGGACATGAGTGTTGCCTTCCTGTGCCGCGCTGTTAGCATAGTGTTCGGTTAGTTCCGGCTGGGTTTCTGCTCCAAACGTGCCGCGCGGGAAGTACCACGCCGCTCCGGGACGATAGTCCTTCTCCAGCTCTCGCACGACAGCATCCCACTCATGTTTCCCGCCGTTGGCGGCTCTGTCTGATTGGAGTTTTGGCGGGGTAGATGGTCGGCCTAGTTCACCACGGTTAACCATGTATAGCTCCCATCCTGATTGCTCGTGCCAAAAAGCCAAGTAGGATACTCGTGAAATCATTCCATGATACTGCGCCCATACTACAACATCTACGCAAAGCGAACCCGCTTGGCCTAGAGACATGAGGATTTGAGCGTCTTGAATGTCTCTGTAGTCGAAGATTGACGTGTTAAACGCGCCCCAATGGTCGAACTCGCCCAAGAGGAAGCCTGCCGGGTCTGCTACGATGTTATTGAATTCTTTTTGTTCCTGCTCGGTAAGCATTACGCTCCTCCTTTACTGTTGCTTGTCACTAGCGTACAACGTTTCTTCTTGTGTGTCAACTGTTCGGGTTTTCCTAATAGTTGGATGCGTGAAGGACTTCCGTGTTGACGCTCCATTGTGAGGAGAGTCCGTGTGGAAATAGCCATGAGTCTTTCTTGTTTCCAAGCCGCCGTTTGAAGCTGGTTGTCTCGCTCGCCCAAATACACAAAACATTGTGACTAATGTCTCCTTCTAAGAAGGTTTCCCACGGGATACCTTCACGGTAGAGTGTTTCGTACTGCGCGTTTAGCGTCCAGCATGGTTCCGTTTCCCCGTAGGGGATGTAGGCTGCTGCTGCTAGCTGACAGACCTTGGCTCCCCAGTCTCCAAATTTAAAGTAGTCGATCTGGAGATACGGCCTGTCTGCTTCCTCTAGTCTTACGATGAATAGTTTCCCGGCTTCCGCGTGTTCCTTGAATTGCGTGTCGGCTAGGAACCCTCCGGGCTGGACGGCTTTGCGAATGAACTTGGCTGTGTTTGTGCGTACTTCTTCGGCCATTTCCCTTACCCAGTTGCTATCTGTCATTGTTACCACTCTTTCTGCTTCATTTGACTAGGAGCGCGTATGCTAGTTCTGCTACGGCGAACACGGCCTGCGCTGTGGGATCACCTACCCGAGCTTCGTCTACAATGTGATCGTGGATACTTTCGTAGAGGTCTCGCCAGTCCTCAGCAATACCCATAAAATAGTTCCCCCACATTTCGCGGAGCGGCCGCTCGTCCTGAGTGCAAGACACGTCGCATTTCTGGAAGTCTTTAAGGAGTAGGAGTGCTGCTTCTCGTGTCCCGTAAGACACTGCCATTACCTCTTTGCTGTTTACTGCTCGCATTGCGTTTTCGTAAGCGTCACAGATTTCTTCGCTCAAGTCGATAAGTCTCACGGTCTTGTCTCCTCCTATTCGTTTTCCGCTGTATCTGTCTGCTCGTAGATGTGGCCCGTGTAGCCTGTGCCCCATTCTCCATCCCCGGCACCGTTGAACGAGACTAACGTGACCTCTTTCCCGCCTAGAGTGGCCTTGAAGGCTGCGCGCCCTGCCATCACCCTGCGAGTGATAAAGGCAATTTCGTCTACAGTTTCCACGTCTTCGATAGGTGGCGTGGGGAGTGTTCCTGTGTAGATTTCTTCAACGTCCCAGTCGTCGGCCCCGTACATTTCTGTCCCAACAAATTCTAGGACTGTCCCATTGTCTAACTCAAAGGCGCAACTGTAGTCTCCTTCTTCCCCGTCGATAGCGACGATGGAGTGCCCTGCTAGGAGCTCTTTGAGTTCGGCTAGGTCGTTGTTGTCGCACCAGAATTCTAGCACTTCGGTAATGTCTTCAGGATTCATTGCGGCTCCCCTTTTCTCATTGCTTTCCACTCTTTAATCATACCACTGTCTTTAAAAATGACAAGCTCTGTAGGCTGTTCGCTTTCTTCGCGTATTGTTTTTAGCATTGCTTCTACTGCTATGAGTCTTGCATCTAGGTATTTTCTACAGTGTTCTACCACGTCTTGATAAGGTGCGGGATCGTAGTAGCGTGGTATCATTCTTCACCCTCATTGTAGTCTACGATTTCGATCCACGCAACCGCGTGAGCCGGAACCATAAGCCTCATCTCGGGGAGGCAAACGGTGGCACCGTGCTCCACCGATCCCCAAAAACCCTGGTACCATAGTTCTGCTTCTTCTTCGGGCATCGGCAGGGTGCGTGCAACCTTGTTTGATCCGATAATCCCAATTTCGATACACTTCAGTTTCTCTTCCATGATTATTCCTCTTGTTCGCTTTCTGGTGGGATGATTTGTGACACGCGACAGTAGAACCCGTGCCCGTAATACCCGTTATCGTAGCCGGTGAACTCTACCAGCGGGTATTCCTGACCTTCCACCATGATAAACACGGTGATAGGCCCCCCGATCTCCATAAAATGATCGTCTACCGTGATTTGGTTGTCGATCCAAGCGCTCATGATTCGGCCTTTTGGTCTTGTCATGTTTGCGAGCAGGTTTGAGATGGGCCAGTCGCCGTTCGCGCACTCACATCCGCCCTCATTGCCTTCTACCTGTAGTAGCGTGCCATCATCTAGCGTAATAGTTGCTTTGAATTCGTCGTCTTGCTGGATGCTGGTAATTCGTTTCCCGATAATGGCTTGCTTGACTTTGTCGAATCCTGCGCCGGGGAAGTGCATGTTAAAGTTCCGGTATCGCACTGTGTCTGTCATTTTTTTATCGCTCCTCTTCCTACATGTAGTCTCTAATGATATCTTGAAGTTTTTGGATTGCATCGCGAGCTTCCTTATGCTTTTGATCGTCCGGGAACTCTGTGTTCAGGTACATATCGTGGTATTCGCGTACTACCATTCCAAGGAGCATTATAGCTGTGATACGTCGCTCGCTTCGGTCTTGCTTCCTACGATAGCCAAGGTTCTTCATTGTACAAGTATCGTACACAAGCCGCGCGAGCGCTTCCCGGAAGCCCCTGCCCTTGAGTTTTTCTACACACGGTGCGGCTTCCATGAGCGCTTCCCAAGCCTCATTGTAAGCAGCTACGATGCTCCCATCTTCCTCTACGATTCGGGCCCCTTCTTCCGATTCCTCTGGTGGCTCCTCTGCCGCTTCCTGCCCCCAGTGCGCTGTGCGCCGCACAGCGTCGCTCAGCGATTCTAGGTTGCCGCATACTTGTTCGACTTGATCCCGCGCGTCATCCCCGAACGCAATCTCATACAGTTTCGCGTATTCACTTCGGATGTCTGTAATGAAGCTACTGATCTGTTCGACCATTGCGGGCCACGAAGCCATGTCGCCCGACTCAAAGTCCCGTTCGGTGAACGCTCTTTCCAGTGCTGTCTTGTATGCTAGGGACGTGCCACGACTGATTGATACCCCGCGCGTGAACTCTAGCTTCTCCATTGCCGCGCGCGCTTTTGCGTATGCTTCCATGATGTCGTCGTTGAGTTCGGCTAGTGTTGTAATCATATGCTTATTCTCCTTGCCTACTTGTTTGGTTGGTTGCGTGCATAAACATTCCGGGCCACTCGCCCTGCCCATAAAGGCCGTAAGGGAAGAACCAAGCGTGCTCAATGTCAAGATAATTCTCTCGCATCATATCCACAATGTTCGCCCATTCGTAAAGCATGTCGGTTAGGGAAGCTGGAACGATGTATTCTTCTGCTCCCTGCATGTCCTCATAAGCATAGCATATTATCTGGTCGTTGTGCCATGTGAACGCTTCGCCGCTTTCAGTGGGGACAGCAGTGGACTCGTATTCTGTAGTGCTGTAGGAGTCGTCTGCTGCGTGCGGGACGATGCAAGTAAGGTGAATATCCCCATCGTCCTTCATGCACATGATTATCGGGACAGCGATAAGGTCTAGTGGAGCGTAGATGCTGTCTGCAAACGCTCCGCCTTCGCAAAATTGTGCTTTCAGGAACGCTGCTGGATCCTTACAGATAAAGGCAGCGAGTTTCTGCTTCGCGTCATTGTAGCTCATTGTTTACTCATTTCCTCCCACTGTTCCGGTTTCTATCGCGTCTTTGATTACCTTAACCAAGACTTGCAGTGCCCCATAAACGTCCAGCAGAGCCGCGCCCTGTTGTGTAAGCTTACCATTCCACGGCGCTGCCCGATATGCCACAGCGCGACACTCGTTTCCGATATCTTCAACGAAGCCTACAGCTTCCCGAGCACGGTCTCTCCACGTGGCTTGATGGTCGCTACAGACGAAATACTGTGTCATGTATGCGTCCAGTCCAATCCAGTATGCTCTCACTACGCCTTTATTGATTACGGGGCCTTCTGCTCCCATGACGCTGCGTAGCGCGCTGATAGCGCCAGCGTATGCGCGCCCGATTTCCGGGGTGATGTCAATAAGTCTTGCCGCGTGTGTCATTGTTTATTCCTTCTTCCCTTAAGAGAGTTGCATCCAGTACTTAGCTTCGGGCATGAGTGCCCAGTGGAACATCGTAACGTCCATGCACCCGCTCAATGACCACCACATGTCAACACGCTCGTTACTGCATGGGCACGGCCAGAACCGAAATTTCAGATAGTCGCCCGCCGCGCGCTCCGCGCTACCTTCAATATCGTAGGCACCTGATTTCAGGAGAGTAAAGGCAACTGTGGGGACGGGAGTTTCTTCTCCTATCGTCATGAAGCTGGTAGTGAGCTTGAACCTGCACTTGTACTCCTTACCACCAGTCCACCAGCGAACGTGAAGATTCGTGTGGTCTGCATGGTCGTGTAGTGTTGCTGCGAAGGGGTGCCCGTTTCCCATCCCGTCACCAATATAGTGGGTTTGCCCCGTCGCGTCGTCGGGAAAATTAATTCCCGCAAGATAATCATCGGGGTTTTTCCTGAAATCTTCAAGCAGGCTCGTGACCAGTTTTCTTCCGTCTGATTGCATGTCCCAACACCAGTCAGGATTACCGTATTTAAGGTCGTATGGGTCAATCCGCTTCATTTTCTTCATTCTCCTTAGCCGCGTTGAGCGCTTCAGCGAGCGCGTTAGAAAAGTCCAATGACAAGAAACTAACAGTCTCAAGAATAGACTTGTAACGGTGCTCTTCTTCAGTTTTAGGCTCCATGTCAGCGGCTTTCGTTTTAGTTGAAAGGAAAGCCATTCTCGTGGTACGCAACCAGAGTGGCCCGCGCCTTTCAATCCCGTCATTCCACCAGTGGTCAGGCAGGGAATCTGCTACAAGCTCGGCAGCGTAGATGTCTTTAATGTCGTCTCGGTAGACGTTCAATACTGCGTCTAGCGCTTCTGCCAGCATGTTCACTCGGTCAATTGGCTTGTCGTATCCCATAATGTTACTCACTTTCTTTCTGATGCTTCTTGTCGGTAGTGGTCATTCAAATGCTACTGTTTCAATATTTTGCAGCGCGTCCACGGCCTCCCGGATGCGACTGTCCTCAACTTCTTCGACGCGGCAACGTGTTCCCCACATCCACTTGAGGACTTGCACCATGTCATAAATCTGGTTGCATACTGTCACGATCTTCTCGTAGGACAGTTCCCCGTCCTCCCCGTCAACGTCTACCGCTGCAAGTTCACGTACCCGCGCTGCGTATGCCGCTCCCAGTCCCTGCCCCATCTTCGACACAGTGTAGGGTGTTTTGTCTACGTTTTCCAATACGGTGATTGCGTCTTGGACTGCTTGGTAGGTTTGGAAGTCGATTGTTTGGAACTCAGTCATTGGTTTTCTCCTGTTTGATTTCGTTGACTGCTTCGCTTAGTGCGTCTGCAAAGTTGTTTGCTGCTTCTACTGCGTCGTCCAATTGAAGAATCATTGTAATGGCCTCAATACCCCAGCGCTTGTAGAGAGTCTGTTTCCCTAGTTGACATGCCAGCGGTACTGCCACTAGCACCTCTGTTGCTGTAGCATGGTTTTCTTCCACTGTCTGAGCGTCCCAGTCGTCAGGGAGATTCAAGCACTTTTCGATCCCCTCTGGCGTGAGCGGAACTACGTCTCGGTAGTGGTCAATTTTGGTTTTCAGTTTGCGTGTCGCCTCATTCATGCGTTCCCGTGTTTCAATAGTGTAACCGCTGTCAGTCATTTTGTCAATCCTTTTTAGTATTCGTCCTCAACGTTGTTAAATGAGGCCCATCCGTCGCTATGTGTAGAGTATACAGGTTCAAAGTCCACAGTGTCAACATCGCCCGCAAGTTGTCGGAACACTGGCTTGCCTGTGCTGTCAGGCACCATTGCGGTTGCCTTGAGTGTCCGGTCATTCCACACCGTGCCATCCAAGGCCAGTACCGCGTCGATAACGGCCTTAATAACGTCCTGCCGGTCAGTTTCGATAATCAGATCGTACTTCAACATCAGTCTAACTCACTCTCCCATGCCAGCGAAGCGGATATTGAACCTGGGAAGCTCAAACTTTTCGCCCATCTCCCACATGCCGCGCTCCCACAGGAACAAGTTCATCATTTCCAGCAGGCTCCAGTCTCCACAAGGAAGATAAGACGCTACCATACTATAGTCTTGCATAAGGCAATCAATACACTCAGTGTACCATCCTGAGATGAAACGCTCATAAGTCTCAGTGGTCATTACCCCATCTTCCTCAAAGACAAACTCTGATCCTTCGTCAATCAGCATCGGTACGCGCTCCAAGGTTACGCCCATGTCTTTCAGTGCGTATTCCACCAACGCGGGGACTTGTGGCAGTGCCTGTGTGAGCTGTTCAATAAAGCGTCCTGCTGTTAGTGCAAACATGATACGATCGTGTGAAAGTCCATAGGCTTTGCGTTCTTCTTTAGCGTCTGGCATGGCAAGCGCTTCCAGCTCAGTGAAGCTGTAAGGATAGTCACAGATGAATTCAATAAATTCATCAATGTACATGCCCTTAGGGAGGAACATTGTCTTGGGTTCAAGATTGTAGCGCGTGTTGGTCGGGACTTGCATGTGAGCAATAATCAGATACTGAGCAGTGTTTTCAGTGGTCATTTTGGTTTTCTCCAATTCTAGGGTAGGCAACTATTCGGAATTTCCTAACAGTTCAATGTTGCCTATTGTCTTATTATATCAGTCTTGCTTATGGTTGTCAAACAGGTTTGCGTTTGGATGTTTGGCTAGGTAGAACATTGTTGCCAGTACGGTAGGGCCAAAGATTACTACGCCTAGCAGTCCGATCTTCAGGAAGTTCAATAGCCAGAACAACATTGCTAGTAGGACTTCCAATACTTGCATGAACGTTGCCATGATTACTCTTCCTCAAGTGTCAGTTTGCTTGCATCAATCGCTGTAATAGAGTACACGCCCAAGAGCTCTTGACTATAGTCAACATTCGAACACGCTTGAATCATGACTAGCACAGTATCATTATCCATGTCATCGCATCCCCATTTAGAGAGATGAAAGTATCCAAGCCATGCTGTCAAGTCTCCACCGGTCAAGTCAAGTAGGTACCGGTCCGCAAACTCGTCACGGTACACAGTGCCATACTTGCCAGATGCGTCATAAGCGCTTAGCGCGTCTTCGATAGTGTCGAATGTTTCAATCAGCAGTGGTCGGTAGTTTCGTTCGGCTTGTACAAGGTCGCCATATCCCACCTCAATAGCTTGGTTAGCAAGCTCACACAACTGGCTATTAATGTCAGGAAGGTCGTCAATATCCACAGCCTCCACCACTAGGTCAATGAGCTTGTCGCGTTGGTCAGTGAATTCAGTGTAAGTCTTGAGTGTGGTTTCCATTTTCATAGATCTTTCTGTTTGTTAAAATTGGTGTTGGTTTGGTTGGCTAGGCGCTAACCAGCAAACATAGCTAGCGCCTAGCCAAGTCTCTGTTAGATGTACCACGCCTTACGACACTCTTCGGCAGCTTCAGTGCTGAGAGTTTCTACCGCGTTAGCGTAGTCGGTCAGGATAGCGTCTACCGCTTCCCATAGGGAAGTTTCTTCTAGTACCGCGCGCGCTGTCCACTCCTCCCGCTCTTCATCTGTTTCCGCATCCTCAATAAGGCCATCGTACGAGCTATCCATAAACCACTTGTGCTGATCGTAAGTCAGGAACTTAGTCAGCAGATCAGATGTGTACACTTCGTCAATGTAGTGTTGTCCAACTTCAATTAGCCAGATTCTCAGAGCGTCGGGATCTTCATAAGCGATGGCTTTGGGATCGTTTACCGTGTATCCGTCATATTCCATCGTTTCGACCATGTACTCTTTCAAGTCAGCTTCAATACGTCGCCACTCTGCACACGCTTCAGTGCGCTGTTCCTTAGTGAATTCAATGGCTGCTGTTTCCATTTTTAACATCCCTTTCAAGAATGTCTATGTCTTTCTGACTCTTATATAGTATCAATATGGTTTGCTGCTGTCAAGTTCAATCTATGTGAAGCGTGTCACATCCTTTCAGAACAATTCCAATACCCAGCGCGCTAACGGACTGAGCCAATACTCTACCGTGTAAAGCAAGTCAGTATAAAAGACTAGCAATTCTGAGTTGTATTCCGTAAAAGTTTCCCAAAAGTCAACTGCCACATCAGACCATGCATAACAGAACTGTTCAATAGCGTAGAGCGCTAATAGTGGAAGTTCTAAGGCTGTGAACATTTCAACACCTTACCATTCTACCGCGTAAACCCACAACTTGCCATTAGGATTAACAAACATGTAATATTCTTGCCCCAAGTCCTCAACGATCCTATCAATTCTCAGGTAAGGCGCGGCCATATCCCATGAATCAATATCAATACCGTAGTTAATCATTTCGACCTTACAGAATTCCAGAAAGTTATCCCACTCTCCACAATATAGCGAGTCGAATTCTTCAGGTGTTGGGAACTTGACATATTCAGGACTTTCCCGGTGTGACTGTTCAATAACGTACCCGGCTACAATAGGCCGTAGATCTTCAGGGAACTGTGCAACGCACTCTGCCCATTTCTCAGGAAATTTTTCCATTGCTGACACCATTTTCAACACTTCCTTATTATATCACGCTGTGAAAATTGCTACAAGGCTACGATTAGGGATATCAACAATATCATAGTCCCATTCAAGGTGATCGACATAGCGCCCAAGGTCAAAGTATTCTCTAGCATCTTCAGGAACGCCATGCAGCAGACCATGCCAAATATCGCACGTAATGTACCCGTAGAAACTTTCATCTACCGTACAAAAGTCACATAACACTCGGTCGGTTGCGGGAATTTCTTCAGCACTAGTCAGCTTATCCAGTCCCGGATACACAGCACGGTCAATCGCTGTCAGAGCGACAAACCTAGCCACATTAGCAGACCAATTCAGGCCAAGATCATTCACCAATTCCCCAATAATTTCATTGAAGCGAATCGCGTATTTAGCGTATTCTTGCCAGTCTCCAATGATCGTATCGGGTGCACATGTCGCTTCAATTGTCTTAATGTCAACATCCGCGTTACCATAATGAGGGCAAGGCAATCCAAGGTGTAGGATGCTGAACACTTCCACAGCTTCAAGACTTGCAAGCTGTGGCATGTCAGTGAACACCGTTTCGGTCTTAAACCCATGCTCACTATGACACTTTGCACACGCTAGAGTAATCTCAGGGGCAGTGGAGATATCAATATCTTCAATAAACATTGCTGTGCATCTTTCTGTGAATTACGCTACACACTTTTGTGTGTGCGTTTCGTTCCTACCGTAGGAATTAAACCTACACTAGCAATATCTCGCTAGGCCATCAGGCGTAGGATAACCAATAAGATTAGAGAGTAAACCACGTATCATAGCGGTTGTCGCCGTTAGCGTGCAACGCTTCAATCGCGCGCGCTTCCACCTTGTAACGCTTAGCGCGCCTATCGAACACGTCTTGACCGATCAGACCAGCAGCAGACAAAGCCATCAGGAAATATGTCAAATGTCGCGACGTGGTAGAACTGTAGTTATAGTAGTACGCACTCAATTCCACTGACACATGTCCATTCTCGTCCCGATCAGCAAGGTTAACAAACGCAATTGCGGTATCGTAGGAATACATTACGATAGTACCACGGTCAGGATCAACAATAGGCGAAACTTCAATAGACAGATTCATCCCGCAACGCTTATTGAACTGGAAGAATCCCTTATTATCATACTGCCTAACAGCGTTCCTGACAGCTTCCCTGATAACATCCGCTTGGCGTGCCATTTTCAACATCTCCCTAACTGAGATATTCAATGAGCTAGCCACCTTGGTTAACTCATATATTAAGAATAACCTAACCAATTCTGTTTGTCAAGTTATTCTATTGTGTGTTAGCTCACATTCTCTGAGCTATCGTTCCCTACCCTAGGATCGAACTAGACTGTTTAGGCACCTTTACCGTAGGGAAGCTATTAAGATTATAAACTACCGTTCCCTTTAGTCGATAGCGGCCAAGCGTTCATGAGCACACAGGAGACGCGATCTAAGTGCGTTAGCCAAACCACCGTTAGGCAAGTACTCACCTCTAATGAGCGCGCGCGAATGCCACACAAAGCAACGGCTGTCAAGACTCTAATAAAGAATGTAACCAAGCTCACAAAACAAAAACAACACATCATAACACAAACAAACCAAAAACGCAAACCATGTTCACATAGCGAAACGCTATTGACAAACACAAACCAAGGTGATCTATCAAGCCCATCTCACAATATGAACACACTTGACAAACACAATAAAGCCACACTCACAAAGCTGCGCATAATACCATAACCAAACAAACAAAACAAGCAAGTCTCACAATATGAACAAGCTTGACAAACACAAAACAATTACCAACACAATACCAAACCATTACCAAACCGTAACCAACATAACCACAAACAAACCTGAATAAAAATACACAAAGCAAGGCCACTAACAAACCCAAAAAAGAGACCAACACCACACCCCAAAAACACACAACCCACTTGACAAAAACACAGGGGTATGCACCCAAACGTACACGCGGGACGGAAC